ACACCCAATTCCTATGGGTATACCTGGTATCGACAACCTATTAAAAGGTGGACTAGCAAAGGGAGAAATAGGTGTAATACTCGCTCCGACAGGGGTTGGTAAATCGACCATTCTTACTAAGATCGCAAACACAGCGTTCAACTTAGGATTCAACGTACTTCAAATATTTTTTGAGGACAACTTGAAAGTAATCCAAAGAAAACACTTCACACTTTGGACTGGAATTTCTCCCGATGACTTACCAAATCATAAAGATGATGTAATCGCTAAAGCTGAAGAAATCCGAAACACTTCTCAAAATAATTTATACCTTAAAAAACTAGCATCAGATACATATACTATGACTCAAATCAAAAGTATGGTAAGAAAAATGATAGCGGACGGTAATCCAATTGATATGATTGTTTTGGATTATATCGATTGTGTCGTACCTGATAAAAACTTGGGAGATGAATGGAAAAGTGAAGGTTCTGTGATGAGGGGATATGAGGCGATGTGTCATGAAATTGGTGTTGCAGGTTGGACTGCAACCCAAGGAAATAGGAGTAGTATATCCTCTGAGATCGTAACTACCGATCAAATGGGTGGATCTATTAAGAAAGCACAAGTTGGTCACGTAATTATTACAGTTGCTAAGACCTTACAACAAAAAGAAGCGGGTCTTGCGACAATGGCCGTTACGAAGTCTAGAATAGGTAAGGATGGAGTAGTATTTGAAAATTGTAAATTTGATAATGAAATGCTCGTTATTGATACAGAAAATTCTGTAACTTTCTTAGGATTCGAAGAGAACAAAGAAGAAAGAAAAAGAGACAGAATTAAAGAACTTATGGAACAAAGACAACAAAGATTGTCAGAAAAAACAAACAACTAATTTAAATTTAATAACTATGGAAAAGATTTTACAAGAAAATCCGAATCGTTTTGTCCTATTCCCAATCCAACATGAAGATTTGTGGAAACTCTACAAACAAGCCCAATCTTGTTTTTGGACAGCTGAAGAAATTGATCTACAACAAGATCTAACTGATTGGGAAAAATTAAATGAGGGTGAAAAATATTTTGTCAAGAATGTATTGGCGTTTTTCGCCGCCTCAGACGGGATCGTAAATGAAAACCTTGCTGAAAACTTCGTAAAAGAAGTTCAGTATACTGAAGCAAAGTTTTTTTACGGGTTTCAAATCATGATGGAAAACGTTCACTCAGAAACTTACTCTCTGTTGATTGACACCTATATCAAAGATAAAGAAGAACAAAATATATTGTTCAATGCAATAGAAACTATTCCTGCCGTTAAGAAGAAAGCAGACTGGGCGCTTAAATGGATTGGATCGTCCTCCTTTACGGAAAGGTTAATTGCCTTTGCGGCAGTAGAGGGTATATTCTTTTCTGGTTCATTTTGTTCAATCTTTTGGCTTAAAAGACGTGGATTAATGCCTGGGTTGAGTTTTTCCAATGAATTAATATCTCGGGATGAGGGACTACATACCAATTTTGCGGTTCATTTGTATCGCCATCACATCCAAGACCAACTATCAAAAGAGAGAGTTTTAGAGATTCTAACCTCAGCACTTACGATTGAAAAAGAGTTTATTACCGAATCACTTCCAGTCGATTTAATCGGTATGAACTCTAAACTAATGTGTCAGTACTTGGAGTATGTTACTGATAGACTATTAGTTGATTTGGGTATTGGTAAAGTTTATAATTCAGAAAACCCATTTGATTTTATGCAAAATATTGCATTAGAAAACAAAACAAACTTTTTTGAAAAACGAGTATCTGATTATTCTAAACGAGGGGTGGGGGATGTAATTGAAACCAAAGAAATAAATTTTGAAGAAGATTTTTAAAAATAAAAAGTAATGGAAGTTGTAAAAAGAGACGGAACAAGAGAATATGTGAAATTTGAAAAAATTTCATCAAGAATCAAAAAGCAAACATATGGTTTGAATGAAGATTATGTTGATTACTTTGAAGTATCAAAAAAAGTAATTGCTGGTTTATATGACGGAGTGACAACGGAGGAACTAGATCGATTGGCTGCGGAAACATCAGCATCACTAGTAACTAATCATCCTGATTATTCTACCTTGGCGGCACGTATTGCGATTACGTCGTTGTATAAAAGAGTCGATAAAAGGTTCACTGCTACAGCAGATAAGTTATATCATTACATCAATCCTAAAACAGGAGAGAAAGCGGGTATGATTTCGGATGAAGTGTACAAAGTAATTGTTGACTACGGAAAAGAATTGGATGCGATGGTTGTCCATGATCGTGATTTTAATTTTGATTACTTTGGTTTCAAAACCTTAGAAAAAAGTTATCTACTCAAAATGTTTGGTGAGGTTGCAGAAACCCCCCAACATTTATACATGAGGGTTGCTGTAGGTATTTGGCTTGATAATTTTGAAATGGTACAAAAAACCTATGATATGTTATCACAAGGGTTATTTACCCATGCAACACCTACGTTATTTAACGCTGGAACCAAACGACCTCAATTGAGTTCTTGTTTCTTGTTAGATATTGATGATGATTCTATTCCTGGAATTTACAAGACATTATCAGATTGTGCGGTGATATCTCAAAATGCTGGAGGTATAGGTGTAAATATTCACAAAATAAGAGCTAAAGGTGCTTATATTAAAGGAACCAATGGATCTTCAAATGGTATTATTCCTATGTTGAAGGTGTTTAATGAAACTGCCCGGTATGTTGATCAGTGTTTTGTTCCAGATACAAAAGTTAAAACAAATCTTGGTTATAAAAAAATTTCAGAGATTACTGTTGGTGATATGGTTTTGAATTCAAACGGTACTTACAATCCAGTATCAAATGTCAAGAAGTTCGAAAAGAAAGAAAGAGATTTTATAACCATCAATTCTTCTATTGGTGAGAATACTGTAACACGAGGGCACCTATATCTTACAATAAAAAATGGTAAGAAAGATGAAAACTTAACATATAAAATTCAAAACAAGTTGGTAAAAGCGGAATGGGTTGAAGCTGAAAATTTGACAACTGAAGATATTTTGATTAAAATGAAATAATTTAAAACTATGAAAAATACAAATATTCAATTAGACCATCAAATTTTAGATGGTGAAATCGAAAGTGAAATTGTTAATCTAAATTTAGATGAGATTGAGTTAGTAACTATAGACTCCATTCAGGAAACAAAAATAGATACTGAAGTATATGATTTGGAAATCGAGCAACTCCCAAATTATACTACAGATATAAGTTTAGTTCACAATGGTGGTGGTAGGAGAAAAGGTTCTATTGCGGTATATCTTGAACCTTGGCATGCAGATGTATTTGACTTTTTAGACCTTAGAAAAAACCATGGTAAGGAAGAAATGAGAGCTCGTGATTTGTTTTTAGCTATGTGGACACCAAACCTTTTTATGGAAAGAGTTGAGAGTGATGGACTATGGTCTTTATTTTCACCTGAGGAAGTACCTGGTTTGATTGATGCATATGATACACCTGATTCGAAAGCTTTCACTGAGCTTTATACAAAATACGAACGGGAGGGTAGAGCCATCAAAACTATCAAAGCTCGTGAACTTTGGGAAAAGATTTTGGATTCACAAATCGAGACTGGTACTCCATATATGTTGTACAAAGATGCGGCCAACTACAAGTCTAATCAAAAAAATTTGGGTACAATCAAATCGTCAAATTTGTGTATAGCAGGAGACCAAAGGGTTGTGACTTCCCTTGGGTATTTAACTGCAAAAGAACTCAATGAAATTGGTCAAAAGTTGGAATTGTTTAACAATAAAGAAATGGTTTTATCATCTGAAATGAAGTTAAGAGCAGAACAGGAAGATGTATACAAAATCATTTTAGAAAATGGGATGGAACATAAAGTGACACCATACCATGGTATTCCAGTTTTAAAATCTTCTCGTAAAATTGAAAGGGTTGAGTGTAAAGACTTGAGAGTAGGTGACGTGGTTATGGTACAAACGAAGAAAGGTTTATTTGGTACCAAAGAAATGATAGATGAGGCTTTTTTGTTGGGTATGTATCAATCAGATGGGACACAAAGTGAGG